AGGCTATACTGCGACTATGCATCTACCAGAACTATCCAAAAGGATAGCAACGCCGTGTAGTCTGTCGGCATTTTGTTTAGCACGGTAGTATGTTTTACGTCTACAAAACAACCGTTTTGGGTCAATCATAACCTAAACCAATTTTCAGATTGGATTTTATAAGAATTACGACCTCTGATAGACCCCATCATAGTTTAAGGACATTACGGTCCAGATCTAGTTTAAAGGACATTTCGGTCCATACGTAGTTTAAACACTTCTCGGTGCAAATAAAAGGAATATTTAACGGCCACCAGTATAGCCCTCATTTTGGGTCAAGATGGGATGTAACCCCTTCTCAACACACCCATCCCAATTGGTAACATTAACTTGAGACGTGCTGAACATTTGAAGTCCACTAATGATCCGGTTTTCCAAGGCAATTTGCTCCTCAATGGTCATTTGAGTACCACTTTGAAACAATTCCCTGTCTATGTGAGAAGGAACACTAATTAAAGTGTCACCCTCTAAATATTTACTTCTTCTGAATGTGGAATTCTCGAATTGGAATTTATATTTCCTACCCGTAGCCATATGTGTCAGGATCCAAGCGCAGATCGGTGCAATAATTGGCTGCCCTGGATTTTGGTGCAGCTCAGCAAGAGCAATTTGCGACATCAAACTCTTTATTTTTAATGGTTCATATTCTACATTAGCTAAAATAGTCCCCAACACCTTCCTATAATCTCTAATCCACATCGGACCAGTTTGGGTTATTGTATATTTAGATTGGCACCATTCAACATCGGTTAATTCATAAGCAATAGATTCAACCTTGACATCCAACCCAAAACATGCAAATCCGTCCAACAACATTAAAGCCAAGTCCAAATCTTCACTTTCCATGACAATTATAGTATCATCACCATTAGCAAAAATTTCTTTATCAATAATCTCAAAGACCACTGAACAGACTGTGCCCATTATGAACGTATTACCATCACCAGTTTGCGGATCTCCAGAACATCTCCCATGTTTTAAGATCAATACTTTCCCATTGACAAGCCTAATAGTATACCCATCACCCAACTGTGCTTTTAAACACTGTCTAAACCTCTTGTCGCTAGAAAAACGACTGAAAAACCTATTCTCAAGCCCCTTAAGCTTTGGAAATATCGTACCATCAAATTTCCTCA